GCTTGGGTTTGGATGTGCCGGGAATCGGGTTGCGCGGCGGGGGCGTGCCCGCCGAGGATGCGCCAAGTCCCCCTCTCTGCTGCATGAGGTCATTGAAGGCTGGAGTCTGCGAACTGTTTCTTCTGGCCATGAACGGGATTTCGACCATCATACGAAGAGCTTGCCCAACGAATTAGCCCACTCGTACGGATCCCTAGCACCCTTCGAGAGATTGCACGGCGCACACAGCAATTGCATATTGTCGGCTGAGTTTGTTCCTTTCCGCGCGACTGGTACCACATGATCCCTGTGATACCGGGCTGTACCTTTTGTCTGCAGGGCTGTACCGCATCCGGCACAGCGGCCTTTCTGAATTCTGAACAGATGTTCCATCTCCGCGACCGTGAAGCGGCCCGGTGCTGATTTCCGGCGTGCGGTCTTATTAGTCGCGCGAACCGACGATTCGAGAGGATGCGCGGCCTTCCAGGCTTTCCTGTAGGCTGCATCGTACTCTGCCTTTTCCTTTTTGCGTTGCGCCAGGTAAGCTTGCTGCTTTGCCTTACGGGCCGGCTGTCGTGCGAACTCCCTGGCATATTCGCGGAGTTCTTTGCGCCGCTTCGCGCGCCAGATAGCCAACGTGGCATTTCTATCCTGCTTGCTTTGTTTGCGTGGATGATCCCGCGACCATTCACGCCTGTATTCGGCGTTTCGCTGCTTCTGTTCCTCAGTCATAGCGGCAATACAAGATTGCCACTAAGTACGTTTGTTTTCAAGGACTAGCGGTACTAAGAGGCCCCATGCAGGAATTCTTCACCCTGATGCCCGGTGTACAGGTTCGGGCCTTGCGCCAGTGGATTGCCAGGCGGCTGGCTCACGCCGTTCTGCCATAGACCATTAGGCAATTTCTGCGGTGCGCCCTGTCCGGTCATCTGCGTAGCCTGTTCCATGCCTTTTTCGATAATCGCCTGTTGTAATTTTTTCTGGGTCATCTGAGCGTAATGGGCCAGGATGTGGTCGTGCAGAGCCTTCTCGGCTTCGGGATCGCGGTTAGGATCGCTCTGTGAGAGTTGGTAGTCCTTCATGTGTCTCTGGATGTGCTGCATATCGAGGTCTGTGGGCCGAACATGCACTTCCTCCGAGCCTTCCTGAAGGAGTACCCACTCCCGGACGGGATCCATTGAAATGTCTGGTTCTGGCGGGCGCGGCATGACATCCTCGAGGCTCTCATCTGAGAGGGCTTTGTGTGCCCGGTTAGTGGTCTCCCACAGTGCCGCCGGATTCCCCTGGAACAAGGGATTTTGCAGGTCCAGTTGATACAGAGCAAGAGCTTCTTCTTTGCGCGTCTGCTTTGACCAGGTGCTGCTCGCGAACTCGAGTTTGAAATCGTATCTCCCGTCGCGGTCCTCCCGCGTCAGCACGGCCGCCCCGTTATTGGTCTCAAAGGCCCCGTTCGCATCCTCCTCCGTCACCCTGAAAAATGTTTGTTCGTCCGAGAACAAATACTCCAGATCCCAGAAATGTGACAATACCGCGCTCATGTCCTCTCTCAGCACCTTCGAATCGAGCGAGATGCGCACATTGCCTTCCTCCAGCAGTTTCACGGTCTGGGTGGCCGTGCGCGGCGCGTTCGGCCGGTCGCTCTGCCGCCCTAACTGGAACTCTGAAAGCCCCGTGAGCCGCTCCGCATAGCCCTGTATGGTCTGCTCCTTCCACGTTGCCGTCTCCAGATTCGTCCCGATTTTGATCTGCTGCATGTCGGTGCCGGGGTTGTCCATCGGAATCGCTAATCCCGGCTCGATGCGGATCATTTCAGGTGTCAGACCCGACGCCGGCCGGTACGCCATGGGCGGCGACATGGCAAGCGCCGCGCCCTCCGTCGCCTGATTGTGGTTCGCCCGCACCTCGTCTTCAAGATCGATCAGCATCTCTGCCATGCCCGGCGACCAGTAGCTCCCGTCCCTTATCATCGCCGCTTCCACAAACGGCCTTCTGTGCCGCATGGTCGGGTAGAGGTCTTCTAACGACTGGACCCCGATCACCATATGCAGGTCCCACAGGTAGCGGACGACGTATTCTTTTGTCCGCATTTCACGGCCCGAGAAATCCCACTCACCCGCGTCCTGCTTCCCTTTTTTGAGCGGCCGCCACCGGCCGTACCACTCTAAGACCGTCAGCCATTCGCCTGATGACTGCGGATTCTCGTAGCCAACGCCTTCCGCCATATCCTGCTCGACCTTCACCTGCTCCTCGCCCGCGTTCCTCCGCATCCCGCGCTGCGCAAAGCTCACAATCCGCGCCCAGTTCTTCGTGATCCCCTGATAGCGGCCGTTTTCCTCGCCTTCGAGCAGCTCGTCGGGTGTGGTGCGGTAGCGCCGGATGACGTAGGAAAAATCATGAATGGTGCGCACCTCTTCAGCCGGGACAATCAGATCGTCGGGCCAGAGGGGCGTGAAGCCGGGACCCTCGTAGTCGACCACTTCCTTGTTTTTTACCTCGTAAACGTCGCGTTTCCAGGGAGAATACGCGACCGCCCGGCCGAATATCAGCTTGCGGAGAATGAATTCGATGAACGGGCCGGTCAGCCGCATACTTGAAAACACACGCCAGGTCATGTACAGCCCGATCTTCAGATCCCGCTTGTAGTCAGACGGACCTATCGGCGTGGCAACGATCTCGGCTTCATCCCCGAGGATTGAGTCGATCTCCTTCGACAGCTTCACCAGCAAGTTCCAGCGGATCAGCGGCACCGGCACGTTGCTCGCCGCTTCTTCTCCCATAGCCGGAACATCGGCCACAGCCCTGTAGCGCCGGTAATACTCTGCAAAGCGTCTCATCCGCTTCGCATGGTCCGCCTGGGCGCTTCTGAAGTCGGTCTGCACGCGGTTCGCGACCCTTTGTAACTCTGGCTCAGGCAGTTTTAACTGGAATTCGTTCTGTTCCGGCACACCGGAGATTTCGACTCTTACAGCCTGGCTTTCTTACTCATCAGCCAGAGTATCCACACGCCTAACAGCAGCACTATCGCCAAACCACGCTCGTCGTGCTCCTGCCACAGCAGCCACAGGATTGCGGAAATAATCGCAGCAATCGCAGCGCGGTCGTAGACGTTGGGGAACACAACGGGCCCTGGGATATTGGAATGTGAGACGCGCAGGAGCCTATCGGCGTAACGGAGTCAGAAATCCGGCCGGCACTCAGAGTAGTATCAATCCGCGGCAAAAGCCGGCTCACTTCGCCCAGCCCTTTGCATTTTTTGCGAATACGGCTCTCTTACGCACCGCGGCCGACTCCGAGTGCAGCGCCTCGGCCAGCTTTCCGGGCGGAATCCGCTGACCGGCCGGCACATTCAGATCCTTGTGCAGCAGCCCCTTGTGCGATTTCTTAATCTTGATCGCCATCACTTGCCCTTGCTCTTGCCGGCCTTCGACAGCGCGATGGCCGCCGCCTGAGCGGGCTTTTTTCCCGCGTTTATTTCTGTGCGTATATTACTGCTGATTACTTCCCGGCTCGCTCCCTTTTTCAGCGGCATTATGCCCTCCAGTCTGTGATTCGACCGGGACCACTTTCAGAGTGCGGTCAAGCGCCCGCCACAGATCAGGCGACCCGACAACAGCGGGATTGACTCTCTCCGATGCCCACAGAACCGCTATCTGCCCGACCGCATTTACGGCAGCCACAATACGGGCCGCGTCCGCTGCCGTCTGACACTGACATACGGGCCTGTCCCCGTCATAAATGTTAATCGGCACCTTCGTGCCCACGCGCCAGGCCATGTGGTTATTCGTCGTACGGTGTCGGATGTGATCCGGCTTCGGCCACGGGATCGCCGAACAGCAGAACGTCATCCTGCTCATCGGGCAGATCGTCGTCATCGGGCGCGGGAACCGGCTCGGGTTCAGGTGTCATGGGCGCTATCTTAGCGCAAAGGTCGTGCCGCGCCTGCGGTCGTCCGGGTTAACAGCGCAGGCTGGACACAAGCCCGTATCAGCTTTTAGTTCATCATAGTTCTCACACTGCGGGCATTGGCTCCATTTCTCCCGATCAGGCGCTTCGATCTTTTTGCGTGCTGCCCGCTTGCAGGCCGCAACGTAGGCTCGCTGTTCGGCACAATGCGGGCACTTCCCTGGTGCTGGCGGTGTGATATCTTTCCAGCCCACCTCCATGGTTTCGGTGTCGCCGATTGTAATCAGCGATGTCTCCAGAGACTGAAGGCGGGCGAAGCAGGAAACGTAATATCCCAACTGACCCTTCTCACCGAAGCCACGGACAACCCTGCGGCGTTTGGGCGTTGGACACGCAAGCAGGCAGGGCATGTGATGTTCGCCAGACTTCAGACTTACGTGATCTGGATAGTGTTTCGACCACACTTCCCTGTCTGCGAATGGCGGTGTGCCCGGATGGACGCCAAACTGGACCGCCCCATCCTTCGCATAGTGGCCCCTCACGGGCCATTCATT